GGATCTCTTTGAGAACCATCCCGCTGCCGGCGTGGCTGGCATGTTGGGCTTGGCTGCAGGTGGCGGCGCAGCTGCCTGGGGCGGCTGGAACCTGGTCAAGGGCATGCTGGCCGGGCGTGGTGCGCAAGCAGCGAGCGCAGGGGCCAAGGCTGCTGCGGTGGCAGCGAGCAATCCATTTCGTGGGCTGGGTGTTTCTGTCCCTGCCGCTGTTGCAGCGCCTGCGACATCCTGGGCGTCCCGAGCTTTGGGTGGCCTGAAGTGGGGCGGCATCGGATCGCTGGTTGGGGCGGGCATCGACGCGGCCGTAGTGCTGGGAGACGAGAGCCTGACCTCTGAAGGCCGCAGCCGTGGCCTGTGGCGCGCAGGCGCATCTGGCCTGGGGGGTGCCTTGGGTGGCGCCGCTGCAGGCGCTGCAGCGGGCAGCGTGGTGCCTGGGATTGGTACCGCCGTTGGCGGCCTGGTCGGCGGTGCATTGGGCTACTGGGGTGGCGGTGCGGCTTTCGACGCCATGTGGCGACCGGATGCCAAGCGCGACTACATCAGCGTGACCGCTCCGAACGGTGCGCAGATCGCTGGTGGCCAGGGCGGCGCCACGGTCCAGCTGGGCGAGGGCAAGCTGCAGGTGGATGTGCGGGTGACCGATGACCGGGTCACGTCGTCCACATCGGTGATGCAGCCGCTGCCGCTGATCAAGATCAACCCGGGTGCAACTTACCCTGGAGGCTTCTGAGATGGCAACTTGGATGGACCAGCTGCAGCCCGCAGCCTACAAGGATGTGGGCTTCCATGTGGACACAATTGACGTGACGGCCGGCGAAAACCTGGTGGTGCGCGAATACCCGTTCCAGGATTTGCCGACCGTTTTCAGCATGGGCAAGGCGGCGGAGGAAATCCGCTTCAGTGCCTATGTCATAGGTGATGACTACATCGACCAGCGCGAGTCACTTCGCGATGCGCTGATGGGGGATGGTGGAGTGCTGATCCATCCGACTGCCGGTCGCATCCGCGTGCGCGTGGCCAGTAAGTTCCGCATCACAGAGAACCCCACGGCAGAGGGCGGCATCGCTCGCTTCGAGTTGCACTTCGTGCGGGCTGAGGCGCGCCGATACCCTGTTGCTGTCGATAGCTTAGGCACGCTGGCATCGAACGCGGCAAACAAGGCAAAAGATGCTGCGGTGGATGACTTCTCAAACCGATTCAATTTGCTTGGCCAGCCGGGCTGGGTCAATGACAAGATACTGAGCCATTTGGATGCTGTGCTTGGAACCACCTGGGACAGCATCTCGGCCGCGTCGCAGGGCTTGAGCGATTTTCAAAGCGGGATCATCGGGGCCTACCAGCAGCTGCGCAGCGGGCTTGACGACCTGGTCAGCACGCCGCGTGCGCTGGCCGATCAGATCGGCCTGCTGTTTGCGTTGCCGGCCGATCTCAAGAGCGTGGGCACGGCGGGCTTTCAAGATGCCTTCAAGGGCCTCTTTGACGTGGGCTCAAAGGTCATTGACACGAGCTTTCAGCAGCGGATCGTGCCTGCCACCCCAGATGCCGACCACCCGGTGATTTTCGGCCAAGGCGACCCGGCTGCCTTGACGCTGCCCAGCTCGGCGCGGACCAACTTGCTCACGCTGCGTGGTGCGGTCAACAACCTGATCAACACGCTGGCCGTGGCCTCATATGTTGATGTGCTGGCTCAGACCGATCTGACGAGCTACGACAGCACGCTGGCGATGCGCAAGGCGATCTACGACCAGTGCACTGGCCTGCTGACGGCTGCATCCAGCTCGAGCGCGCCGGCGTCCTTACCATCGAGCAATTGGCACGACGCGATGCTGGCCCTGCTTTCTGCCGCGCTGGCCGACCTGCAGACGCGCAGCGTGAACGCCACCCGCCTGATGACCTGGACCCCGCAGCGCTGGATGCCCATCTGGGTGGTGAGCTACGAGCTGTACGGCACCACGCAGTACGCCGACGAAGTGATGCAGCTCAACCCGCACATCACCCATCCGCTGCTCGTGCCGCCTGGCCGTGCGTTGAAGGTGCTGCGCCATGCCTGACGTGTATACGCGAGACCAGGCGCAGATCAGCGTGCTGGTGAACGGCAAGCGGTTGCAGGGCTGGACGCAGTCTGAGGTGTCGCGGAGCATTGAATCGATCGCCGCGACGTTCTCCGTGCCGGTGACCTTTGACCCCAGCCAGGCCAAGCCGGTGGAGCGCCAAGACATGGTGTCTGTGCTCATTGGCGACACGGTGGTGGCCAAGGGCGTGGTGATCAGCGCGGAGCCCTTCTACCGCAAGGACAACATCGGCCTGCGGGTGGTGGGGCGTGATCTGTCGGGTGACCTGATCCACAGCGCGGCGCTGCACCAGGCGGGCCAGTGGCGCAAGGTCAAGATCGACCGCATCATCGGTGACGTGCTCAAGCCCTTCGGTATTGGCCTTGAGCTGGCCGCCGACGTGGGCCCGGCCGTCACCGATTTCAAGCTGGGCCATGGTGAGACGTGCCTGGACGTGATCGCCCGTGCTGCGCGCCTGCAGGGGCTGCTGGCGATCCGCAGCGAGGCCGGTGGGGTGCAGCTCACCAAGGCTGGCACGAAGCGCTTTGAGGGCGTCATCCGGCGCGGCTGGAATGTGGTCAGCATGGAGGGCATCGGCTCTGATGAGCACCGGTTCCGCGAGTACCGGGTGTATGGCCAGTCGAGCCCCTTGGCTGACTTCGATCAGGCGCGCAACCTGAAGGCGGTGGCGAAGGACGACGGCATTGGCCGCTACCTGCCCAGCATCATCAGCTCAGAGGGCAACGTGACGCAGGCCGAGCTGCAGCGCCTGGTTGACCACACCATGCGTGTGCGCCGGGGCCATGCGTTGGGCTTCCGCTACGTGGTGGAGGGCTGGACGTTCAAGGGCAAGCCCTGGCCGATCAATCAGCGCGTGTTGATCGACGACCCGGTGGCCGGCTTGAATGGCGTCGAGTGGCTCATTGCTTCAGCCAAGGCCACGGTGGACGTGGAGGCCGGTGACGTGACCGAGCTGATCGTGCGCCCGATTGAGGCCTATGACAGCGTGCCGCTGCGCAGCAAGATCCGCCGCCACAACGTGCGCGACGTGCCGCGTGGGCGTGATCACCACGATGTGCAGATCGACTCCATCTACCAGGACGTGAAGTGATGAGCTGGCTACGTTGGGCCCGGGTGCGCGGGGTGTCTGAAGGCAAGGTGCAGCAGGGGCGTGCCGAGGTGTTTGACTCGACCGCCCGTGATGAGGCCATGCGCCCCTTGGACTATGGCTTCACGAGCCTGCCGGTGGATGGGCAGGGCCTGGTGATCGAGTTGGGCGGGCACACCATCATCCTGCGCCAGGACGTGCTGGCCTCTCGCCCCCAGTTGACCGCTTATGACGTGGCGGTGTGGCACAAGGAAGGCCACATGGTGTCGCTCAAGGCGGGCAAGCTGGTGCAGGTGGACTGCGATCGCTTCGTGGTCAATGCCGCGGCCTCGGTGGCGATCAATTCGCCCTCTGTGAGCATCACGGCGCCGAACTCCATCACCATGGCCACACCGTCCATCGTTGCTGCCACGGCCACGCTCCTGTCCAAGGTGGTGAGCGCGGTCACCAGCCTGGTGGTGGCGGGCAAAGAGATGTCCAACCACACGCACGGTGGCATCTCGCGCGGCACAGGCCAATCCGACCCGCCAACCTGATGGTGGTGAAGCGTTTCACCATGACGGTGGAGCGCTGATTCGGGAGACTGGTGGGGCTGGCTTTAAAGCCCCATCAATCAGCCCGAAAGCACACCATGAAGCCCTTCCTTGGCGCGACGGTCATCCTCGTCGGCATCTCATCCAACGGCAGCAGTGAGCACCCCGCCCTGATCAATAGGGTCTGGGACAAGCGTGATACGGTGGATGGCCCGGTGGCCGTCAATGTGACCGTGTTCCCTGACTGCCAGGAGCCCACCTGCCGCACCTCGGTGATGCTATTCCAAACCTCCGAAGAGGCCCGTGGGCACATCGGCAAGTACTCGGGTGGCGTGGCCGCCTATTGGCCCGAAGGCGCCTGATGTTCGACCTGGCCACGCGCCCGGTGCCCGCGACTGCCGCCCAGCTTGAGCCGGGCGTGGCGTTCGACCTGCGGCTGACGGCTTCCCAGGGCGCCACGAACTATTCGTGGTCCAACTACGCGACTGCCACCGGCTTGCCGGTGGTCACCGTTGACGTGCTGCAGGCCTATGCGATCGCCGTCGAAGACACATTGCAGACGGCCATCATCCACAGCCTGTTTTCAGATGCGCGTGCTGGTGATGGTGATGGCATCGACGTACGCAGCAAGGGGCGGCGCGGCTGGGTCGGCGACGAGTACCAGGGCGCCGATGACCACTACGGCAGCCTCCTGTGGACGGTGCTGGTGGGCAAGGTGACGGATGACGTCCTGGAGCGTACCCGCTTCTATGCCGAGGAAGCGTTGGCCTGGATGGTGCGTGACGGCATCGCGGCCAGTGTTGTCGTTGAGGCCTTGTGGGTTGGCGATGTGCTCGCGATCCGGCCACAGATCTTCAAGCCCGATCACGTTGCCCCTGTGTACGACGTGCTCTGGGGCACAACCATGCGACGAGGAGCTGCTGCATGACCACGCCGCTGAACGTTCCCATTCCATCCATCGACGAGCTGCAGCGCAATGCGGCTCGCCTGCTGCAACAGGCACTGCAGACGGCCACCCAGGCTGCTGGTGTGTCGGACCTGTCGTCCACTGACCTGGCGCTGGCCCGCAGCAACATCAAAGTGCTGGCCTTTGTGCAGGCGGTTGGTCTGCATGGCGCCTACCGCTACCTGCGCGACTTCATTGCCCGCCAGGCAGTGCCCACGTTCTCGTCGGGTGAGTTCCTGGACGGCTGGCTGACCACCTACGGCCTGACACGCAAGCCGGCCACTGTGGCCAGCGGTTATGTGTCGGGTACCGGGGTGCCATCGGCAGTGGTTCCAGCGGGCGCCGCGTTCCAGACGCCCGATGGCATCCAGGTGCAAGTCTCGACGGACACCGTGATCGACTCAGGCGGCACTTTCAGCGCGCCTGCCCTGGCTGTGGTTCAGGGGGCTGTCGCCATCGCGGCGGGCACGGCCTTCTCGCTCATCTCGACCGTCACCGGCGTCAACGCCACGGCCACGGCCGCAGCCACCTGGAACCCTGGGTCCGATCTGGAGACCGATGCGCAGGCCCTTTACCGGCTGCAGCAGCGCCTGGGGAATGAGCCCATGGGTGGGTGCCCGGCCGACTACGCGCGCTGGGCTCTGAGTGTCTCTGGCATCACGCGGGCGTGGGGCATCCGCAACCCGTCGGGCCCGACGTCGGCTGGGGTCATCGTTATGGCCGATGGCAACCCGTCGTCCGTGTCCAGCTACGGCCTGCCGACGGCTGCGCAGATCCAGGCCGTGAACACCTACATCACCGATCCCTTGCGCGGGCCACCCGACGACTTGCGTGTGCTGGCGCCGGTTCCGGTGGTGGTCGCGCCTCACATCATCCTGACGCCGGACACGGCGGCCATTCGCGCTTCGGTGACTGCAGGTCTGCAGGATCTCTTCTTCCGAGAGGCTGCGCCTGGTGGATCTATTCCGCATGGCCACCTGATCGAGATCGTGAGCGGTGTGACCGGCGAATACAACCACTCGTGGGTGTCGCCGACTTTGACGCAAGGTCAGTTTCTGACCGTGCCCAGTTTCCAGCACATGCTGGTGCTCGACACCCCGAACTTCGGCTGATCTATGTATGGTCCAATTCACCCAGTCCTTCAGCGCTCTCCTGC